GTGCAATCAAATTATTTCTGGCCCGGGAAACCAAACTGTCATTCTTACAAAACTCTATTTTCAATGGAATATTCATAGATTGAAAGAGATTTGCAGTTTTCAATAAAGAAATCATATAATTGACATGAGATGTTCCGCCGAAACAAGGTGTGAGAATATATAACAATACTTTGTTCTTTGAAAAATACTCTTTTAATATGGTGTCGAATGAGCTTTCGGAACTACGCGAAGTGGTAATCGAACTATCTGGATTCCATTTATATAGATTTTCCTGGGATTCGTCTTCATCCATCACACGAAAATTAATATTATTATCTGTCATGTGTATAAATATACATAAGTACATATATTTATATTATTTAATAAGGTTATATACAGTTGGTGGAACCCACCAACATTTATCTTTGAAATCGGTATCATAATCATGCAACCCAATCCAAATCTCTGCACTTCTCACATTTGATTGGTGAAGATGAATAATCTCTAGCTGAAAACATGGGTTCAGAACTTTAAACCCGCAATTGTAAAACGCAGAAATTATATGAGATTCAATTCCTGAATAATGTTGATAATAATCCGTATGTTCGTTTATTATATGCTTGGATAGAAACTTTGAATGAAAAATATAACAATCATGGCTTCCACCATATCGCTGAATTTGAGGACACGTCATATTATATTCATACCTGGATAACGCATAAACCATCTTATTATTTTCCAATTCTTGTAGGACAGAAAGGTCCATAGAGCGAATATATATGTCCGCATTTGTAATCATACATGTGTGGTCGTTTAGATGGTCTAAAATATAGTTGAAAAAGTCGATATATTTTGGTTTAAATCCGATAGATATGATAACGACTTTATCACTGTCGTTTGATATGGCGTTTAGTTTTTTCAGAGATTCGTCATTGTCTACGAATATATGAACCTTTTCTACCAAAGCACTCTCCAAATTATTTATAACGCACTGTCCTAGTTCTTTGTTTCTTTCTTCGCAGTTCGATATATAAAATGTGGATACTATATGAATCATATTATATTATATTTTGGGTTGTAAGTTTTATATTATTTATGAGATATAAATAATATATTTATGAGAACATCTTCGTATGATACTGGGTTTAAGCAGTGGATTGAGCGGGTGCAGGGGTGGTCTTCACGAAGTGGTGCTTCATGAACTTTTGGAGGTTAAAATAGGTGAGCTCGTCGGTCTTGGCGAGTTTGAGAAGCTTAGAGAGCTTGGCATCGGCATGAATCTTGCGTCCATTCTCGGCATCCTGGAGGTTGTTGGCGCGGATATAGGCATTGATATCCTTGCTAACGGCAGTTCTGGCAAGGAGGGTTCCCTTCTCCTTTCCGAGAAAGACCGCCAACTCATCAGAGATGAGGGTTGGCTTGACAAATCCAGAAGGGGCACGGTTTCCAGCAGAGCGCTTGTTCTTCTTGGAGGCCTTTTGGGCGGCCTTTAGCTCCTTGGCAACAGACTTCTCCAGACTCTTAAACTCGGTCTTAAGTGTGGAAACCAGAGAGGTCAACTGACTAATCTTGTCGGCATAGTCGACGAGCTTTACAGAGATGTTTGACTCTGCGACATCGACATCGGAAACAGGGGCATCAGCAACAACGACCACAGGTTGCTCTACTGGAACAACCTCCTTGACGGTCTTTTTCTTAGGGGCCTTAACGGCAACTTGAGGGGCGGGGGCCTTATCGGCAGTCGACTTAACAGCTCTAACCATCTATGATTATATACTACTATAGATACAGTTTTTTAAGTATTTTAACGCAAACAATTATAATTGTAAATGGTGTAATAATATTCCTAAAGGTTTTCATATTCCATGTTTTCAAATTGGTTAGAATCGTACGTTTTGTATAGAAGAGGTTGTTTTTCGGAACTCCTTTGTGGGGTTGAACGTTTCGATTTCGAGGATTTCGAGGATTTCGAGGATTTCGAGGATTTCGAGGATTTCGATTTTTTGGAAACCCTTAGTTTGGGAAATATAAGTGAATAATGTTTATCCAGTGACTTTTTCAGCTCCAATAATTTTTTCATATCTCGATGATGGTGTTCGTTCTCATAATTCTTATGGGTAGATTCGTTTATGAGTATCATCAAGTGTTCTACAATCTCTTTCTTCATGGTATGACGGTGGTGTGGGCTCAATCGGCTATAATATTTCGGCCCGCGACCTTTCAATGTTTTATTAAACTTATTTACTTTGTCTAAATGAAGCCTATGTTTATCTACAGGTTGATTCATATCCGCATGCTTATAGTCTGTAATGTCATGTTTGGCAAATGGTAGGCGGTAAGAATCCCCTTCACTCTCTTGTGACAGGTTTCCAAAACTAGAGATAGTGCTTGCAATAGAGTCCACCATGGACTCGGATTTTGATTCCGCGGGGGTTGATTCCGCCGGGGGTGATTCCGTCTCTATGGATTCTTTCGGAGTTGATTCCGCCGGGGGTGATTCCGTCTCTATGGATTCTTTCGGAGTTGATTCCGCCGTAGCGGGTTCTGTCTGCATGGATTCTACCGGTTTTGATTCCACTAAATCAATCGATTCTGGTTTCGGTCCTTCCGCCTGATTCATATATATATTATGTATATATAAATCGTTCTTAATACATGGATTCGTACAACCACCTCATTGAGTTTCGTGCTTCGTAAGAAACAATTGTTAACGCCGACAATGCGTGAAACGTCCCTATTTTACGGTATTCGTCGTCTATCCCACAATACACCAAATGCTCGAACACTTTTAAACATATTTCGCGTATGACTTCAAACGACACCTCTTGCATCGCAATCCGTTCTCGCTGGACTTCGACAAATGGATCTTCTACCGCACAGATGCGCCGTTTTGTATGTCGCGAAAGATTCCCTCTAAACGTCCATATGTCATGTAACGCTCTATACATTCGCAAATATTCATACCTCTCTAATTCAAAGAACCAATCCGCCTGTGTATAATTACCCAATTGGTCGATTTCAATAAAGAGCTCTTGAACTCGGTTCTCAAAGGATTTCTCGCGCATGGTTCTCAATTTTTCCCTTCGTTCCATGACAACTTCATTGTCAATGTCGTCGGTCGTTTCGTGGATAACAGTTGTAAGAGACGGCAGAACATTCACTTCGCGCATTTTCTGTTTGTGTATATTCGTATGAATTGAAAGAATGATAGTGGTATTTATAATCGGAGTGTCCTCAGGAAACCCGTATATAATTTTGATTAAATGATAGAGATTTAAAATCCGGCGAACCGTATCTAATGGAATATTCTCACGATTGTATGGATTTTTCACAGCAGTTTTGAACTTTATTAGATGAATCAGTGAAATGAGGTTGCAACCGTATGTAAACTTACCCGAAGAGAACGAAAAGAAGTATTTGGAGTCAATCTCTCTCAACGGTTCGAGGGTATAAAAATCACTGTCGTTCACACACGTCGAAATGTCTGTAAATCCTTCCCCGCGCAAGAAAACGGACTGTCTTGCAATGTGACCTCTAAAGACACGCTGTATTTTTTCCGCTGCACGACAGTTTAAAAAGAAGTTCTCTATTCTCTCCAACAATTCTTGTTTGGTTCCGGTCATACGGAGTTTGTACGCCTTGGCGATGCGTTTCAACTGAAACATATTGTATTTGTTTAATGCGAGATTCGATTTAAAAAACTCGGCATAGGTAATCTGCGGCTTGACCGGAGCATTTACATCGTCGTCTTTCATAAATAAATAGGGGTCGATTGGTTTAGAGAACATACTTAGTATATCCCTATATTTTTATATTTGTATTCGCATTTTCGCAAATTGTTCTCTTATACTATGTTTCAGTGCAATTTACAACGTGAAATGTTATAAAATTGATTTAAAGACGACACCATATATGTATTATAACAATAACCAGTTCAAGATGTCATACAGCAAAAACTCTACTACCACAACTACTACTACCAAGAAGGTTCTCGAATATTCCGAATGGAATCCTAAACAACACAAGTTTATGGCTCCAAAGGTAACGGATAAAGGTGGAAAATCGGTATTCTTACTTAGCACACAGACCAGTCGTTCATTGCATGTAAATACCCCCTTAATGATGACTTGGGGGGTTGCAGATTTCGCAAACGACGACGGAACTTCCGACGGTAGGTTTAAAATCACATTGAACTTTCCAAACCCCGAATATAAAACAGCAGATACAGATGTCTTTCTCGCCAAAATGATTGAGTTTCAAAGCAGCATCATCGATGACGCAGTGACTTTCTCGGAGTTATGGTTCGGAAAGAAGAAGTCGAGAGAACTCGTGGAAGACAGCTTCTTTCCGTTCATCAAGTATCCAAAAGTGAAAGACGTATCTGGAAAATCGACGGGTATCGCAGACACGAGCCGACCACCCTCCATTTCTGCAAAGGTTCCGCGATATGAAAATCCCGACGGGTCGGTGAGATGGGAAATCGACCTGTTTGACACAAACTACAACCAAATCTTCCCATCATCCGACCCAGATGTCACTCCTGTCGACCTCATTCCTAAACTCAGTAAGATTGCATGCACGCTTCAGTGCACGGGGATTTGGGTCGGTGGAAAAGGTTGGGGTCTTACCTGGAAAATAATCGGCGCTGTAGTGAAACAGAGGATTCAAGAGGATGTTCGTGGAGTCTGTCACATCAAGCTGACAGATACTGACAAGAAAGAGCTCAACAGTTCGATGAGTCCAGAGAATGAGGAACGCGAACCCGAGTCCGAACCTGTTGCACGTGCACCTGTGAAAAAGGTATCAGTTATCCAGACAGCCGTCGAAGACAGTGACGATGAAGTGGAGACCAAAACAAGCGCCGCTATTCAAGAACCCGATACGGAATCTACGCCAGAACCCGAAGTCGAGCCTGTATCAGAAGCCAAGCCTGCTGTAACAGAAGCCAAGCCCGAGCCTGTAGCAGAAGTCCCGAAGAAAGTCGTCAAGAAAGTCGTGAAGAAGAAAGAATAAATAATGACAACGAGAATCGTATGCATAGCAATAATTGAACTCTTGTAATTGTAATCGTAATCTTATAATCATAAAAAACCGTTTTTTTTATGATTGAATTGTAATATGAAGAAAGACATCGCTTTTGGTAATGACCTCGTAGTTTGACCCCGCATTTATCATGGCAATCCCTTCATGTTTAAACCGTTTTGTCTGTCTCGCGGTCATAAATAAGCTCTCGGTTTTAAAAGTGAGAACCTTGGAAGCTATATCCACTGTAATATACTCCTGTTTCCATAGGTGGGTAAGTTGCAATGAGACATCCACATGTATATTATTGTATTCATCTATATTGACGGATTCAGGCAACAATGGATAACAATCGACATGTATTTCTCGGCCGTCTCCTGCGTCATATACCAAATGATGGTGCCATAATGGGACCAAATACGTGTTCTCTCCGATGACGAGTTTGTATACATTGTTTTCCCACAAATCGTCTAAAAAGGGATGCAGAATGATTCGTTCGTCCTTTTCAAACTTGGTCTGTATGACGTCTTTCATTTTTTCCATCAAATCATTCGAGGTATGCAGAATGTCTTGATGATTCACCATTACATCGTATATCTGTTTCAGAATGTGTTTATCAATACGGGTGAAAAGAGTTAACGCTTTTTCTTCGCATATCGTGACTATTTTTTTAGACCATTCATAAATAATCTTTTCATCCAACCATGTTTTCAAAAAGTCATACAATAACGTATGATAATCGGACTCTTCTGTGACCCCGTTCAAATAGGTATACGCCTCGTGAATTTCGCGAAAACGTTCGCCGGCACCTTCCTCTGGGTTTTTGTCTGGGTGATATTTCAGCGCCTGGACTTTATAGGCCCGTTTGACCTGGTCTACGGAGAACGCGTTCTCTTCTATATTCAATAGTTGCATCGCGTGCCGTCTATCCATAGTGGTGTATCCGACTTATGATAGAAAGCATGATATTTTCTAAATGGTATATTGGTCTATAATTATTATTATAATATTTTAAAAACGAATAGGTTTTATGTAACAAAAAAGAGCTGTCGGTGGGAGTCAATTTTCCTGAACGAATAAAATACGACAAGATATACCATAAGCATTCAATTAAATCCAGATTGTAAATGAATATATCATACAACGAATCCCGAAACTTTATAAAGCAAATGTTTTTCAGTGTTTCAATCTCCGCGATAATTTTATCACATACAATATTAAATATGTCGACGGGAATATCGGCGGTACGGTCCAAGAGGGAGAACGACTGGATTTCTTTTATATTTATAATCGTATCTGTATCGATTTGGCCGAGGATTTCGTGTGTTTTGTCGGTAATGTTCCATTTATGAGAATGAACCCGTTTTTGGTAGTCTGATGACTCTAGTGGTTTCGCTTTATTTTCTTCCACCACCCGCATGAAAACGGATTTCGCCGGTTTTTTTACCGGAATTACCGCACAACACCTCAAAATATGGTTTGGAATAAAACTTATTTGTTCGGTTAATATAATAAACCTTATTTTTATTTTGGACCCGGTATATTGTTGAATATAACTATAGAATATTTCTAAGAGTTCGCTGTGAATCATATGAAAGTTTTTACAGAGAATGATACCGATTTTTTCTTGTTTTACAGAAATAATATCGACAATCTGACCGAATATGTCATTCCATACATTTTTCGAATTACATCCCAGAAAAGACATGTCGACTTCGTAGTGAATGTCACTAATTTTCAATACATAGGGTTTCTTTTCGCTCTGGATTTTTATTTTTTTTTCGTGTTTCAGTTCGCTCGGGCTATATTTTTTCAATATTTTGAGGGTTTGTGTATATTTCCCGGCCCCCGTAGGACCATATACAATAAGGTTCTCAAAATCCTTTAGTTTATTCGGAAAACATTGGGCGAATACTGGAGTGAGTTCTTCATGTAAATCCCCTTTTTCTACGGCGGTGATATATTCGTCCATGGTGGTTTCATAATATTTCATTCTATGAAAAAAGGGGATGTATTATTTATGTGTTTTTAACTTATAACACTTGAGATGCTTTAGTCATATATATGTTTCGTTTATATTTTTTATTATCTAAAAAACTCACGGACAATATACAAGCATACACCGAGGATACCACTGTAAATATGGAAAATGTCACGCCCACGATGTTCTGTATCAATATTTTTGTCCGCCCTTTTGTATGAGAGTATCCCACAAATAACGCAAAGAATGCAATGAATATCACGTAAAACTTCAGACACTCTTTTATATTCATTAACGTCTCTGCATTTTTTGGAGTCAATATATGATTGTCTGTGTTTTTAACCGTCTGTCTGCCATATTCTAAGACTGCAAATATGATTGCCGTCGTAGCTACATTTAACAATAACGTCAAAAAAATGACGGCAATAAATACGATTGTCAATATATTCATTTCATCTCCCGGTTTGTCGCTCTGTCCGTTTTTAAAAACGGATTTTTGTATGTTTTGAATCGAAAACATATCCTTGTAAAAGAAAAGGATAGTGACAAAGTTGAGAACTCCTATAATAATATACTCGATATACATCATCGAAATGTTTTTATTAGAAAATATGAATAAATATATGACAATGATTACCAAATAACGGAAAATAAAGGGTATAAGAGAACTCATATCATTTGATGCGGAGGTCATTGTCACGCTCTTGGGTTGAGTCGTTGAATCGGATTCTATTGTTGTTCGGTCTGAGGTTGAGAATAAACTCATTATCGACGACATATATATTATATGTTATACTTTTCTTTTATCCAATCGAGCAACCTTCTTTCATTGCAATACCGATAGGATTCTTTGAAACTGTTTAAATTGTAAAACTGGGGTTTTTTCATATCCAACGTTTGATAATAAATGTATGCTCCGTATTTTCCATTCCGTATAGAGAGGTTCTCTGTGAGTTTGCGTATGATGTTTTTGTTCTCTTTCATTTCTTTTGTCATATGGTCTTGATATGCCTTCGATATTACAGACTCGTCGGTTTCATATTCGTCCAGGTTCAGGGTTTTAAAACTCGTCTTTTCATCGCTGTCCGACTGCAGATATCGCCCGTATGGACCCGTTTTCAATAGGACATCTCTGTCACCCACATGAATGCACGTCGGTGACACATTGATAAGTTCTTCTAAAGTGTAATCTCCCGATTTTATTCTCTCTATATCGACATCTATATCCGTTCGAATGTTCTCATATTTACATTTTCTAGTGTCTCCTAAGGTCGTGGTTCGTAACGCAAACCCGTATTTTTCATATACAATTTCATATTCCGACGTGTCTTTTAAAGGATAACTGCGTTTCACGAGAGAACCGGTGGCATCAATCTCTTTCTCACAATCGCGACACAGGGTATGCCATGGGGGACCTCGGCCTCTCGATATCCCGTCGAGCCGGTCCTCCATTTTTCGGGTGTATTCGTATTCGAACAAGGTATCGTAATGGTCCTTTAAAAAGTCGCTGACAATCGTTCCAATCGGTGCAATCACCAGTTTTCCCTTTTCATTGCCGATATACTTTTCGACGGCTTTTATTTCAATCTCGTTGTCAACGAGAGAGAACTCGTTCATATGAAACTTTTCTCCTACAATGTCCTTTTTCTCGACATATCCGCGGTCGAGAATTGTTTCTACGATGCTGGCAAACGTCGACGGACGTCCAATCCCCATTTTTTCCAGACGGTGAATGAGGGACGCCTCGGTATAATGGCTGTGTTTTCCATGTATAGATATTTCACCTGCAATCCGATTGTAAGGAACCCTTTCTTGAGAACTACTCTGTATATAGAGAAGGTGGTTATCACATGGAGTGGATGTATCGACCTTTTTCCATCCTAAAAAGAGGGGTATTTCTATCGTATGTGTATAATGATATCCCATCGGCGCAGAAAGAGTGACTGGAATATAGTTGTATCTGGCGGTCAACATACAACTTTCTAGCGTATTCTTTCGTATCCATTTATACAGGGTGTTCGCCCGTGGGTTCTCTAATTTCACGGATTCCACCTCGAGATGTGTAACGCGAATGGCTTCGTGTGGGTTTCCTGCATCCCTGTTTTCCAAGTCTTCGCCGACCTCTTGGTCGTAGGTCCGTCGAATGAATGTTTTTGCCTCTTCTAAAAACACACAGCTGTATTGCTGGGATTCGGTTCTCATATATGTAATGTGACCTTCCTGATATAATTCCTGACAGAGACTCATCGTCTCCTTTGGATTCATATGCAAATGGGTCGATGCGAACTGTAACAGAAGCGAAGTATGAAACGGTTTCGGAGGTGGTTTCGCGGTCTCGCGTTTTTCTTTTATGGTTACGGCATGAACGTGTGTTTTAGAGGCTTCCAAAAACGCAGTCACCTGTTCTTCCGTCTCCATTTGTCGGTTCAATATAAAGTCTATTTTTCTGAGATAGAATGACCCTCGGACCTGGTAGTGTTTTTCCACGGCCATTCGGCGAATCTCTTCTGCATTTTCATAGACCAGTCTCAGTGCGGGGGTCTGACACCGCCCCGCAGAGAGGACGTTGTTCTTGTCACGAAAGATGTATTTCCATAACATCGGGGAAATCTTATACCCGACCATCATATCCAGAATCTGTCGCGCTTTCTGTGCGTTCACACGATTCATATCTATTACCGTGGGAGCAGCCAATGCACGTTTTATCGCGGGTTCGGTCACTTCGTGAAACTTGATGCGATGTGTCGTTTCCAATGGCAATCCGAATACGTCGCAGATGTGCCAGGCAATTGCCTCGCCCTCCCGGTCGTCGTCCGTCGCTAAATAAATGTGGCGTTTGTCGAACCGGGAGATGACTGTCCGCATCCATTCGACGTGGCTTTTTTTGTCGTCCAGGATAGAATATGTAGTATGATAGTCCATAGAGGAATCAATCGACGACAGTCCCTTGATGTTACGGATATGACCTTTGGATGCAATACAACAGTAGTGAGAACCTAAATAAGACTCTATTTTTTTACATTTGGACGGGGATTCCACGACGATTAAATATGTGGCAGATTCGTTCCATTCGACGGGTCGAGGTCCAGGTGCTCTTTGATAGGTTCTTTTATAATACTTTTTTACCATGGCACTATAACGGATTCATACCGTTATTTTTATTTCGTTATCGGTCATATTTGAGAACCTAACCGAGTTTTCATCGAGAAAATTGAATCGATTTTTATAATATGTGTGAGTATTATCCCCTATAAAATGAGTAAAACCGACGTTTTGTTCTCCCCTGAGATATGGAATATCATAAAAGGATTCGCGGGAATCAAACCGGATTTCCCGGTAGAAATATTGACGCTGTTTCATGCAAAAATTAAAATGGACGAATTGAAGTTATGTATCATCCGTGCCATTCACCGGTTTCTTCGCACCTTAGATGCCGGTAAATATACCTATAATTTCAACCAGGCATACAATAAAATATTCGATGCGATAGACGGCCGATGCAGTACCACGAGAGAACATAGAAAGGTGATTATGAAAACATTCTGGAGATATACACACCCCGATGTATTCTACTATCTCGCGGCGGACGTTATGAAGAACCGGCGAAAAGAGAAGCGAAGAATAAGTCGAACGGACGAGAACAAAACGACGCGGTATCGTATGAACCGTAGGTTGCATTTGGAGGACCGAATCGCAGCCGAAACGTTTTTACAGCATTTTCAACTCCAATATAAATAACAGGTAATTATATAATGATAAGTATATTTGATATTTCGAACACGGATATTGGATTATGGGAGTTTTACAAAGACGAATCCATTTGTAGAGAAGTGTGGTCGAATACCATGGAGGTCGATATTGCCGAACTGATAAAAGGGGTCAACGAAATCGTCGAATTGCACGTCGGCAAATTGCCGAACATCGAAAAACTGTCAAAAGAGCTGCATCTGAGTATAAAAAATCTCTATATGAGCGAGAGAACCACGAAAGAAATATACGAAAGAGTGAAAGATGAATCCGGCGTGACAAACATCATGTTTTTTATGGAAAAACGAGAGAACACTGCATTGTGTTTTTGTAATATTTTCGGGTGTTTAGAAGATTGCAAATCATACGTTATAAACATTCGTTTGACGATATCGCGACCAATGAACGCGGTCGCACAACTCAAATGCAACCAACTGATGAACTATAAAATAGACCGACGAATGGTTTCGAAGTTGGCATCGGGGTCTCCACCTAACAAAACGTAACCCCGTGAAATGATTTAAATATTTCGTGTGTATCATACAGACAGCTCGCCGTCTCGAAAATGAAAACATATGTCATTCAAATACATTCTTCCGATTATTCTTCATGGGAGATTTATGATAACTCTTTGGGAGAACCATATACGAATATTGCGGGCTCCGTAGACATCGACCCCGTAAAATGCCGGTTGTTCTCGAGAGATACCTTTTTTTATGAGGCCGATGTTTTCACACTGGACCGGTCGTCGATACGTGCAGGCGAAACGATTGCAGGGGTTTTAATTCTAGAACAAAATAAGACCTTTGGGAGAACCAAAAATAAAAAGAGGCTGTTGTATCGATGCATTCCTAATAACCGGGAGTTACCGGCCTTTCTCGTGCCCTACGACCCGTCGGTATCCTTTTCGAAAATACAAAAGAATAAATATGTGACGTTTGTTTTCGACCAGTGGGAGAATACACACCCCCAGGGATTATTGACGAATGTCATCGGGGATGTAGATGTATTAGAGAACTATTATGAATATCAAATGTTCTCAAAAGGGTTACATACATCCATGAAAGATTTCACAGAAAAAGTACGCGACGCCTTTCGCAATACCTCCGTGGAAGCGTGGGTGGAAAAGATGCGGGAAAAATATACATTGGAAGACCGCACACATAGGAGAGACATTTTTTCCATCGACGGAGAGAACTGTCAAGACATCGACGACGCGGTCTCCATTCGTGAGACGGGGGAAAACATATACACCGTTTCTGTATATATTGCGAATGTGGCACTCTGGATAGAGGCGTTGGGGGCATGGCCGTTATTCACAGACCGCGTATCCACCATTTATTTACCCCATCAAAAATACGGAATGTTGCCGAACCTGTTATCCGACGACATATGTAGCCTGCGAGAAGGACGCGACCGAGTCGCGTTTGCGACGGATATTGTGATATCGGCCACCGATGGTTGCATCCTCTCGACCTCCTTTCACAATGTCTTGATACGGGTTTCTAAAAACTACGTATACGAAGAACCGTCACTCCGTGACAACCCGGTATATACACGCATGTATGAATTGACCCGTAAGATTTCGGACATTAATACGAGTGCGGAACTCATTTCGTTCTGGATGGTAAAAACAAACACGGTTTGTGGAGAACATATGAAAATGAATGAAGTGGGTATCTTTCGTGCGACCGAAAAAAATGAGAATATACATGCACACGCAGCAATTCAACAGGAATGGGCGGGGTATTCTGGAAAATATGTTCTCTATTCCACGGATGTCGTTCACGAAGTCATGAAAATAACCCATTACATCCATATTACGAGTCCCATTCGACGATTAGTAGACTTTTTAAACCAGATTGCGTTCGTTCGTTTGTATCTTGCTCTTTCTACTGAATCCTTTAATTATTTAGAGAACTGGAAATCAAAAATGGACTCGTTGAATGATTCTATGCGAAAGATAAAAAAAGGTCAGAACGAATCGTGGCTACTGTATCATTTTTATAAAGACCCCAATATCATCGGACGCAATCATTATGGGAGGATTGTAGATAAAAAAATGTCGGGAGGTATATTTAAATATTCTGTATATTTAGCAGAATATAGATTGTTTACTTCATTTAAAACCAATGAAATACTAGAGCCATCGTGTGTAATCTCATTCCGGTTATATCTATTTGAAAGCGAACATGAAGTTAAACGAAAGGTGAGAATAGAAATGAGTTAATTTAATAAATATATTCTAGTTATAATATATAATGTCAAGGAATAAAAACCGTTCGATACGTAAAAATCGTTATATAAATACCTATTTAAAAGGCCTTCAATTGTGTGCGGCTAAAATGCTGGAAGAACTTAAAGAACTAACCGAATATGAACTCTTTAAAAAGCAAGAGCTTTATTCAAATATGTTTATTTCTATATTAAAGTGTCAAGGAAACGTAACACGAAAGGCAATGTTAGCAAAAGCATATTTGACACTGTATTATAAGTATCTTCTAGATATAGACGAAGAAGAACAACAGTTTCTAAGATTGAAAAATGGAAAGAAACGAGGAGGCGGAAACCCAATATATGTTTTGAGAAACGGAATGTCTATGCTTATTGACGAAGACTATATGATGCAAGGAGATGTTCCTCTTCAATTAGACACCAATGGTCAAATTGCGGTACAAGCGGCAAATTATATGTGTGGTGATATTCGTTCACAGCAACTGGTGTCTGGTGAACAATCGACTAATAGGGTATTGAGGTGTTTGGGATATTCCACGGATTATGAAAGATTAACTAGTATGGATAGTGAAATATTACTCGTTAGAAAAAAAATCGAATTGGCAGAACAAAACGCGATTTTAAGTGCAACACAGCAAAGAGAAGCGGCAGTAAACAATCGTACAACGTGGGCGGAAATTAGTGCAGACGCTTCATGTGGCGTTGCGTGTTGTTGTGCGACGATGGCCCCTTTTATAATTACCGGATATACTGCATCGATTGCTACAGACTCTGTTCGTACTGCGGTTCGGGATACCACACAGTATGTTAGAGATGTGGTAGGTGAAACCGTAAATGAAGGGTCTCGTTATATTACAGCACCACTCTCAAATGTTGCATCCCAGGTTGCATCCCAGGTTGCATTCCAATTTACATGGTTGTTTGGGAATGCAGCACCTATGAGTGCATCAAATGCAACGTCCACATTAGAAGAAAACATTGCAAATACAACGTCTGCAGAGAGTGCAACACAAGCGAACAACACGTTTAATGAAACTGTGAATATCCTTACACATAGTTCACAACAATTGAGTTCCTATTTGGATGAAGTATTGGAGGCAGGATTGAGTTTAAATCCAAAAGTTGTAGTATTGGGGCTAGTATGTGGAGTTGGTGCGTTTTGTGCCGCCCATGCATATAGACGTCGTAATATGGACAGATTAAGAGAAAAACTCGTATTAGGGGCACATACTTCACAGGAATTAGATAGAATTCGAAATCAACAAAGAATAAACACAGCATCAGGTGTATTAAATATTGGGAGGGTAAGCGCCGCCCTTGCCGCAAATGTTGGGGGTCCGGCTGTTGCCGCAGGTGCCGCAGGCGTAATGGGTGCGTTATCTATGGTAGAACAACGTATAAAAGGTAATGAAGAACAACCGTTAAATTTAAACCAATTTGTATCATCCCAAGACAATGGCAGACAATACGCATTACAATCTAACAGATATGCGCATGAAGGGTATCCACCACAAGGGTATCCACCACAAGGGTATCCACCACAAGGGTATCCACCACAAGGGTATCCACCACAAGGGTATCCACCACAAGGGTATCCACCACAAGGGTATCCACCACAAGGGTATCCAAACGAGGTGTCAGATGGATTGCGACAACGACATGCGAGTAGACGCAATTTCGGTCGCCATTCATCCGGAACACGTCATAGAAGACGCAATTCCAGTTCCTCTTCGTCCGGTTCGCAAGAAACACGTCGACGCAATTCCAGGTCTTCTTCGTCCGGTTCGGGAGAAAAAACACGTCGACACAAACCGAAGAAACACCGTTAGACGCAATTCCGATTTTACTTCATCCGGTTGAAAATAAATGAGAACATACAATGTAAATACATAAATGAAAGAGAGAATTATATAAAATAACATAACAATATATATTATGTTATTTCGATTGATTGTGTTGTTCGCATCTATGTCTTCTGTCGAGTCATATTTAGAGCGTTTTGAGAGCTGGGTAAAAACGTTCCACGTATTCTTTCACAACGAATCCCATTATTTAGATACTTTAGAAAAATGGATATCGAACGACAAATATATCGCCATAACAAACGACCATAAACTCACATATCAGTTAGGACACAACCAGTTTTCCGGAATGGATGTCGAGGATTACCGACGATATATCATTCAAAATCCATTCTTTTCTTCGCCGACGTTCCTCGTCCCGGACGAGGTCAACGGAACCGTCCTATCTTTACCTTCTTCCGTCGATTGGGTCTCTGCCGGAGCGGTGACCCCTGTGAAAGACCAGGGGCAATGCGGGTCGTGCTGGGCGTTTTCGACGACGGGTGCATTAGAAGGCATCTATGAGATAGATAACAAGGTTCTTGTTCCTTTCTCCGAACAACAGCTGGTGGATTGCGACAACTTTTGGAACGGCGGGAAAGACCACGGGTGTAACGGCGGACTCATGACAAACGCATTCACCTGGATTTCCGAGAACGGCGGGTTGTGTGACGAAGCCGGGTATCCGTATATCTCGGGAAACGGACAAGAACAATCCTGTAATAAAAAGTGTTCTCTCGTAAAAAACAGCCGAATCGCATCCTTCGTCGCCGTAAAAAAGACGGATGACGGGTTGATGTCCGCCATATATAAACAACCCGTATCCGTATCCATCGAAGCGGACCAGCGAGAGTTTCAACTGTATAAATCGGGGGTTTTCACAGGGGTCTGTGGAACAAACTTAGACCACGGGGTTCTCGCCGTGGGATATGGCACAGAGAATGGATTGGATTATTATAAGTTAAAAAACTCATGGGGTGTTTCATGGGGAGAGCAAGGATACATTAAACTGGCACGTGGAGACGAATATAATAATGGTAAGGGGCAGTGTGGTGTTTTATTGGAGGCCAGCTATCCAACCCTTGTATAAACGACGAGAATATATATTAACATATTATAATATATATAAAACAGCTTAGAGAGAATTGAATATATTATCTGTATAATGTCTGCAAATGTGTCTTCCGCACCTTCTCCATTTAAAATTGGAAACGATAGTGACAGGATGTACTACAACTCAAAAGAATTAATGGAGTATAAACCCGAGTTTTATTATGGATGTAAAACCAAACCTAGAAGCATTGTGCAGAAACAGAAAATACCGGAGAGCGAATACCTGTTTGCAAACTTGAGTGCGAAAGAATGGCGTCTCAGTTCTCAAGAGTGTAAGAAGGCCCAGCTATTGATTTCAACGGAATGGGTTGACAAACACTATTTCAAAATACAATCGCCTCCTCCAGAGGTTCTCGATAAAACGGCGGTCGATGAGAACAACGGAGAAGAAGGACATATTGAAGAACAAGATGTAGACAATGAAGAGGTTGAAACTGCACCACCCCTATTGGAACTGACGGATAAAGAGAAGTTCAAGGATACAAACGGAAACATCATAGACATCGAGACACGAGGAGAGAGAGATAGAAACAAAATATTTTTTAAAGTAAAAGACGTCAGTGATGCTTTTGGGATGGATGGATTAAATAAAACAATAATTGATATTCGTAATGGATATAAAAGAAATAAACATTATAAAACATTTTTTATTCGTAGTTATGGTGTGGAAAACGTATCAACCACGATTAAAAAATGTCTATACCTAACATATCGCGGTTTATTGCGTGTTTTATTTGTTTCGTATAATAAAAATGCTGAACATTTCCAGAATTGGGCGGAAGAAAAGCTCTTTACCATCCAGATGGGTTCAAAAGAAGAAAAAATCAAACTGGGGGCAGATATTTTAAACATTTCAATGAAAGCATACAAAGCGGTGTTTGATAGTCATGCAGACAAGTTTCCTTCTATATATCTATTTAGATTGGGAAAAGTCCGCGACTTAAGAGAAACCTTTCAGATTCCTAACCTTATTTCAGACAATTCTTACGTTTATAAATATGGTTGCACGGATGACCTATCCAGAAGGATTAATGAGACAGGGCAAAAATACGGCAAATTGCAGAATGTCAAACCAGAACTTGTATTATACCGTATGGTAGAGACCAAACACATTTTTGATGCAGAACGCGAGATACGAGAACAGTGCAAAGCATACGAAAAAAATCTTAATACTTCAGGATATATTGAGCTTATCATTCTAACCGGTAAAGAATATGAATACATGAAAAAATGTTATAAACGCATCGGTAACGAATATGCAGGTGCAAGTGCCGAACTACAACGCCAAGTCCAGGAATTAGAACAAAAAGTGGAACAGGAACATGCATCCCATAAATATGAAATGTTAGAAAAAGACATGGTAATCAAAGAAAAAGACATGACAATCAAAGAAAAAGACATGGAAAACAAAGAATTACGTACCAAAATTGAAACAGACTCGAAATATAACGAATTATTGATTCAGCATCTAACCTTAAAGGGAGAATGCAATGTTAAAGTTAGAGAATAGTGTAGAAATAATGAAAATGAATATTGCAAGTATAAGAGTTCCCACAGTCATTTACATTTAGATTTCATCAAAATCGATTTCTTCGCCGGTATCCATGATTAAATCAGGATTTACCGCCGACATCTCGGATGGAATAACTTGTTCTTCAGTGAATGCATACATTGAGGTATCGTATGTTTCGCCGGGGTCGCTGTCCCCATATTCCCTTATCGCACGCTCTAAAAAGGCCATGGGGAAATTGGGACGCTCTTTCAACTGGTCCATCTCCTTCTGGGAATAGACTTCTAAAATGTCACATTTCTCCTTTTTCCCTTTCACCACCGAGGCCCAGGTTCTCAATCCGATTAACACGAGAGTTCCCGACGCCAGAACATTGTTTCTCTTGTTTCTTCCCGAAAACTTTCCAGGAATCATTGCGAGACGCTCTGTATTATCATCGCAGAATACGTCGCATGAGTTTCCATGGAGTTTTTGAACGAAGGCATACTTTTCTTCGGGACATTCTGACATTCTCAGTTTGTTCGATACAAACTCACGGGTATTCTTTCTTGCGAACCCTTTTGCTTTGTTTCCACCAGATGTATTCTTTACCATTTTATAATATAACTGTAGTTGATTTAAAGAATGTGCTTTAAATCAATTTTATGGAATTGTTTGTTATTTATAATATGTTTATAATTTATTATGAAGGATTATAAAGAGATAGAACGTTTCCTGGATTATATTGACCGCCATATTAACGGTGATGTGTTATTGAAAGGTGGCGAGGAATCAACTTATCCATACGCACATTATGAACGGTTATTGGATAACATATATGAGTACACAAAGTTCATATTTGAGAACAAACAAAAAAATAAACAGCGGTTGGCAGAAGATGACAATTATTCGAACGAGCAGGAAATTGTTATGGAAGATAAGGGTATGTTTAACGATATCCGTGATTATTTTAATGGACCTCCTTCGGAATCTCTGCATGTAGTTGCCCCAGCAGGACCCCGGGAAGACCCCGGGAAGAACAGTTCTCAAAATGATTCGATATCTTCGTTATTTAGTTATGAACCCTCAAGTAAACCCTCTTCTATGGAATATGAAAAAGAATCCGACGACACTGATTTCTGGGGCAATCCTGTAAAAGAAGAAGTCAAAGAAGTCAAGAAAGAACCCACGGATTTCTGGGGCAATCCTGTAAAAGAAGAAGTCAAAGAAGTCAAGAAAGAACCCACGGATTTCTGGGGCAATCATGTAAAAGAAGAAGTCAAAGAAGTCAAGAAAGAACCCACGGATTTCTGGGGCAATCCTGTAAAAGAAGAAGTCAAAGAAGTCAAGAAAGAACCCACGGATTTCTGGGGCAATCCTGTAAAAGAAGAAGTCAAAGAAGAACCCACGGATTTCTGGGGCAATCCTGTAAAAGAAGTCAAAGAAGAAATCAGAGAACTCACGTCAAATGGGAATAATGAAGGTTCTCGAACCCTTTGGGAAAGTATGACATACACTCCATCTGAAGAAGTCGTAAATAAACCTAATATAGAGGAGGTCGTCCCCGAACCCCCGAAAAAAAGGCTATTGTTAAAGGGTGAAGAAATGGTCTAATTCGAAATGAAATTAAAGCAGTCGATATATATTAGATAATGCATCATCTACTATCCGTATTAGACTTGAAAATAGAAACCGTATTAGATTTGTTATCCCGTGCGACAGATATGAAAACCCTCGTAAAAACGTTCGGCGGAGCCGACAGATTAAAACACAAGATTATGACGACCCTATTTTACGAACCTTCGACGAGAACATCGTGCTCTTTTCGCGCGGCAATGTTACGCCTCGGTGGTTCTGTAATAGATGTTAATGTGGACCAATCGAGTATACAAAAAGGGGAAACCATCGAGGATACGATTCAGACTCTTTCATGTTACAGTGATGTCATAGTCATGCGTCATCCGCAAAAAAACGTGGTACCCGATTCCGCGCGCTTTTCAACCGTACCGGTCATTAATGCAGGAGACGGAACGGGAGAACATCCAACGCAAGCCTTGTTAGACCTCTACACTATCTATAGCGAATTGGGTGCAATCGGCTATGTTAAAGATACAGATACTCCGATGAAAATAACCATGGTGGGTGATTTGAAACACAGTCGAACCGTTCATTCGTTGATAAAGTTGTTGTGTATGTTTTCTGGCATTGAAATCCGATATGTTTCTCCGGAGGGATTATCTGTACCATATGAAATATATCAATATGCGAAAACGCACGATATGATACAGGTCGATTCTATGGAGTTAAAAGAGGCAATTCGTGATACGGATGTATTGTATGTCATGCGTATTCAAAAAGAAAGGTTTGTTGATATGACGGAATATGACTCAGTAAAAGATACGTATTGTGTGAATGCACGGATGATGGAATCTGCGAAAAAACAGATGATAATAATGCATCCATTGCCAAGAACGGGCGAATTGTCGAGTGATCTGGACGAGGACCCACGTGCTGCATATTTTCGTCAGATGGAGAACGGAATGTATATGCGAATGGCGATATTAGAACGAATAATGAATGGGTCTACTGGGATGGTGTAAAAGGTATAAAAGGCGTATGAAAGTGTTAGAAGTCGAGGAGTATAAGAGAGGAGTGGAATGGATATATAAATATTATAGAGGAGAGTGTGAAGATAAGTTATGGAGGTATGAAGGAG